GAACGAAAGAGGCGGACTCGATCCAAGTGTATTCCACCTTGGCAAAAGGGAACCCACTTTTTTGAGTGGAATGTCTTCTCTTTCTGGATGACATGACCAAATGCACGGTGAATACTTAGTATGGTGTCGAAGGTCTTCCTTGAGGAGTATAATCCTACATCGTCCCCGGCTATCAGCCAGACGAAGGAAGGCCTTAGACTCATCGAAAGGCTATATTTAACCTTCCGATGAATCAATTCACTAGCGAGTACAAGAATTTCCTTAGTACCCGCGTTTCCCATAAGGAGCCCATTACTGGTAGTGAATTGGTGCAGAATTGCCTTTCGTTTGGCATCTGCATAAATTGTTACGTAACGATCTCTAAAGATCAAGGAGAGAATAACCTCCACGTAACTCCATATAGGTCCTCCACCGAAGACTTCATTAAGAAATGAAGTCAAGGCTTCTTTCATAATACCCTTATCGAGGTTATTAGAAGCGGATACTAAGTCGTAAACACCGACTGACCATCCGGGACGCTGTATGGTTGGACTTTTGATACTTAACATATCAGAAAAGTCCCATGCCTTCCAGCTTCGGTTAAATGCCGAATATAATGCTGGTACTCGATTGAGTAGCCCTGCTAACATATGAGCAAGGGGTTGGCATGCAACGTTAACATAAGAGGGTTCCATCGTCACCCATCTTATCTTACCGCCAGGCTCACGGACACAATGTGCCCTACAAGGTATGGGTTTTTCCCCAACCACTGAGCTAATTCCCCTTTTAACGACCTCTAAGTCGCAATAAGGGGGCAACTCGCCTAGATATCCCTCGTCGATTAGAATCTCAAGGGACATCTGATAGAGTTGTGGTGCGAACTCCCGATCTAAACCAAAGATCGGTTCCTCAAGTTTACAGCTTGACATTACCCCGTAAAGGTAGAGTTCCACCAGAGTATTGGGGGCATCGAACGTCCTAAAAGACGACGATAAAAAGTTTTTAAACTTTATGTCGAGGGCCGATTTTCTACACATCGTGTAGAGCTTCGGAACTCCCTCCTCTGTCCAATACTCTCTACCAAACCAGGTTTGAGCATTCAAACTCTTGCTTGGACTGGAATACAGATATCGACTTACATAGAACTGAAGAAGTTCTATGCCTTTCCCTCCCTCGCTTCGCGTTTT